CACGAATTTTTAACCCACCATTGAACGAACAACAGAAGTTTCTTGAGCTTGTCCGGCAGAGCGATAAATCAAAATTTGAACTGGAACAAGCACTCTCAGAGCTGACAGCCACCTATAAACGCATTATTTCTGAGAACCTTGGGTAATTGATATGGTCATGAAGTTTCCTCCGGCTCGTGGGGATACCGGAAACGGAGGATAATGAAAAGGAGGAAACTACCATGATCAATCAAGTTATTACAAACATCCAGAATGAACTGCTTGACGTTCTGGACGAGAATCAGATGAAACTGCTTTCGGAAGTGTTGGAAAAACATCTGCTGCCCTTAGAATCAGCAACATCCAAGAGCAAGAACGAAAAGAGCGACATGCTGCCGATCTTTATCGCTGCAAAGCGTGTAGAGGGATGCTCAGAAAAATCCCTTCGCTACTACGAATCTACAATCCGAAACATGCTGGAGTGCATCGGAAAACCGGAATGCCAGATAACAACCGAGGATCTTCGTTCCTACCTTGATACATACCAGCGTCGAGGAACCGTGAGCAAAGTCACTCTTGATAATGTGAGACGCATTCTCTCATCTTTCTTTGCATGGCTCGAAGACGAAGATTATATCGTCAAGAGCCCTGTTAGGAGAATCCACAAAGTGAAGACCGGCAAAACAGTCAAGGAGACTTACTCTGATGAATCGTTGGAGCTGATGCGTGATCACTGCGATAATGCAAGAGATCTGGCCATGATAGATCTGCTGGCCTCAACCGGCATCCGTGTCGGGGAGCTCGTAAAGCTCAATCGCAGCGATGTGGATTTTGAAAATAGGGAATGTATTGTTTTCGGCAAGGGAAACAAGCAACGCAAGGTTTATTTCGATGCCCGGACCAAAATCCATTTACAGCGATACCTTGCGGAGCGCACTGACACCAGTGAAGCTCTATTCGTATCGCTACTGAAGCCCTATGGTAGGCTACAGATCAGCGGTGTAGAGATTCGACTTCGCAAAATCGGTCGTGAGTTGAACTTCCACAAGGTACATCCTCATAAGTTCCGCAGGACGCTGGCTACAATGGCAATTGACAAGGGCATGCCCATCGAGCAGGTACAGCAGCTTCTCGGCCACCAGAGCATTGATACCACGCTCCAATACGCTATGGTGAACCAGAACAACGTGAAGGAATCCCATCGCAAGTTCATCGGTTAGCTGTTTGCAATTCTCAATTTATGGAGCAGTTCGGTGACTTCAAAACCAATCCGAAAAGAATTGAGATCACAACTATCGATCAGTTATTCAGTGTAGGTTCCAGCAAGCGTGTTTTCCAAAAAGACTGGAAATCATCAGGTGTTCCTTTCTACAGAGCACGTGAGATTGTTAAGCTCTCTGAGCAAGGATTTGTCGACAACGAACTCTTCATTACAGAAGAAATGTACAAGGAATATGCTGCTCGATATGGTGTCCCCCAACCCGGAGATATCATGGTTACTGGCGTAGGGACTCTCGGTATATGTTATTTAGTAAAACCTACTGACAGGTTTTACTACAAAGACGGAAATACCCTATGCTTCCATAGCTTGGGCCGGATTGATTCAAGATTTGTTGTCGAGTGCTACAAGATGCCATTTATAAGAGAGCAGATTGAGGCCAACGCTGGCGGTTCGACGGTCGGCACTTACACGATTGAGACAGCGTGCAAGACACGAATTTTTAACCCACCATTGAACGAACAACAGAAGTTTCTTGAGCTTGTCCGGCAGAGCGATAAATCAAAATTTGCCGTTTTGAGCTGTTCAAATCTCAATTTATCGGGCCCGTAGCCTATAAGGATTTCTCCGGTCACACCGCTCCCATGAGGAGGTGTGCATAATGTCGAAATATCGATTTGATCAGATTGCTATCAACAGCACCGAGAAGAAAAAGCCTGTCGAAGAGGATCGCTTCACCTACCTTGGCCTTGAGCATCTGGATTCTGGGACTCTGAAGGTTACCCGGTTCGGCTCGGAGGTAGCTCCAATCGGAGAAAAGCTGGTGATGCATAAAGGAGATGTTCTTTTTGGAAAGCGCAGAGCTTACCAGAAGAAGGTCGCCATAGCACCTTTTGACGGCATTTTCTCCGCTCATGGTATGGTGCTGCGGCCTAAAGAGGACGTAATCGACAAGGATTTCTTCCCCTTGTTCATCAGTTCTGATTATTTCTTGGATGCGGCCATCAAGATTTCTGTGGGATCATTGTCCCCGACAATCAACTGGCGAGACCTGAAGAAGTTGGAGTTTGAGCTGCCGGATATGGACACCCAGCGCAAGCTGGCCGAAGTCTTGTGGTCCATCAACGATACGATGGAGGCCTATAAAAGGCTGATCTCGGCTACCGACGAGCTCGTTAAGTCTCAATTTATCGTTATGTTTGGCGAGCCCAAAAACAGTCCGGATGCAGTGAGCCTTGAGACCGCATTCACGATTAGAGATGATCTGCGGAAACCAATTAATGATGCTGTTCGCTCCGAAATGCATACTGGTCAGCTTTATCCATACTACGGAGCAAATGGACAGGTGGACAGTATTAATGACTACCTCATGGATTGTGAAGCGATTTGTCTTGCTGAAGATTGTGGCTCATACGGTGCTGGAGAGCATACATCCTACATTGTTTCGGGAAAATGCTGGGTGAATAATCACGCTCACGTCCTAATCCCGAAGGAATGCTGTGATATTGAGTTCGCAAATGTCTATTTTCGGATACTGGACATGACTGAATATGTATCTGGAACAACACGGCTCAAACTAACACAGGCAAAGATGAAAACGCTACCTATGATTTTGCCCTCTTTGGATCGGCAGAAAGAGTTTGCAGCCTTTGTCCGGCAGAGCGATAAATCAAAATATAACGCCTCTCAAGTGATGAGGCTCATAGCACAACGCAGAATTATAGAGAAAGGGAGTGATTCCTCTGTCACGTAAGGTTAAATCTTTTGCGGCATATCTGGAAGATCAGTATTATGATCAGATGTTTAATCGACTCAAGTCATACATATTCCAGAATCGTGGAAGGCTGAATTTACATACCAGCCTTGTTCATGATCCGAGCTATATCGAGCTTGACGATCTTCATGTGATGGGTGTTTCTTTCAAGGAGACGGAAGACGACCGTATCCTTTTTAGGGCTGCCATACAAACGGATATTATCGTAAAAGGTCGTTCCAGACGTGATTACGAAGAAGATGTCGTCTATCCGTGGTTTTCCATCTCATTTACTGGTATTCTTCGATGTGGCCTGAACATGGTCACGATCACATCTGTGGGAGAATACAGCAAAGAACGCTTCAGCAAAGAGGATGCCTTGTCTCAATATTTAATCCCGTATGTGTACTCGAAGGACCTCGATGCTCACGCCGAGAAATTCCTGAAAAAGTACTGTCCGAAAGCATTAGATGCGCCTATGCCGTTGCCAATCAAGGAAGTGCTGGAAGCGATGTGTCTTACCGTACATCATGCTCCTCTTCCTGATGGTGTTTTTGGACGGACCTATTTCAACAACGCAACGGTCGACATTTACGACCGGGACAGAAATGTTGTGTCTGCCGATATCGAGGAAGGAACCATTCTGGTCGATCCGGATGTATTCTTCATGCGTAATATCGGCTCAGTGAACAACACCATCATTCACGAGTGTGTTCATTGGGACAAACACTATAAGTTCTTTGAACTTCAGAAACTCATCAACCCTGAACTCACATCAATTTCCTGCGCTGTTGTTGAGGAATATAAAAAAGGTGCAGGAGGTCTCACCGAGGAACTGGCATGGATGGAATGGCAAGCAAACGCTATCGCTCCAAAAATCCTCATCCCTGCTAAGACGGGCCGTGCCAAGCTAAACGAAATTCTCAATACCCTTACCCGTGCATTTTCATCTTCTTCAAGCAGAGCCGCCATCATGGAACTGGCTATCAGCGAGTTTGCTGATTTCTTCAAAGTTTCCACGATGGCCGCAAAGATCAGAGCTATTGAGCTCGGCTTTGATCAGGCTGCGGGTGTATTCAACTATGTGGACGGGCAGTATTACCCACCATTCTCTTTTACCAAGGGAACTCTGAAAAAGAATCAGACCTTCATTATTGACAGAAACAATGCCATCGTTGAGTCTCTGTTTAATCCTACTCTTGTGGAGGATTTCAAAGCTGGTCGGTTTATTCATGCTGGCGGCATGATTGTTATCAACGATCCCAAGTACGTCACTGTTCAGAACGAGCGGGCTGAACTTACTGAATATGCTCTGGCGCATGTTGACGAATGTTGTTTGGTATTTGATCGTACTACGAGAATCAGCAGCCACTATGATGATTCTTTTTATCGGATCTGTTTCCTTTGCCGTGATGCAGATTCAAAGAGCTTTGTCGAGGCAAAGTACAATCCGAGAGAATGCAAAAACGAGGATGTCCAAAAGCGCGCCCGTGAAATGACCACTATCGCAGCCGAAGCAAAACGGGTATCAGATATTCTTGCTGATGCGCCGTCCTCATTCTGCGGCACCCTTGATTATCATGTAAAACGTCGTGGGTATACCAATGAAAAGATGGAAGAACGCACCGGCATCAGTTCCCGAATGATTCAGGATTATCGCAACAAGAAGGATGCCAAGCCCACACTGCAGAGTGTACTTGCTCTATGTATTGGCTTGAACCTGCATCCCTCCTTCTCCTATGATCTGATCGCGAAGGCAGGCTATAATATCATGATTGCCTCCGAGGAGTTTCTCATTTATCGGTACTTGATAGAACACCATCACATGGAAAACATCTTTATGTGGAATGCAAAGCTGCAAGATGCCGGAATTTCACAACAATTACCTAAAAATGGGAACAAAATGACCGCTCCTGAAAAATAATTCGGAAGTCGCACTTCCGGTATAAAACCAAGATAAATCAAGGCTCTTATGTCTTTCGAGGCATGAGGGCCTTCTTTTTTTGCCTGTTTTCAGGCTTTTTCGGCCACTTGCACCGGAAGACCCACTTCCTCGTGAAAATCCGGAATCTCAATAAAATAGTACCTGTGAGTGAAAACTCACACCCACAAGCGGTACGTCTGTTGGCCACGGACGATCCAGTGCCACCTATGGGACAAGTTAATATGAACAGCTGCCTACTGGATAAGGAAGCTGCAGACCGGAACGGAGAAATCTCCGTCGGGACTGTGGTTGGATTTCTATACCCATTTTGCAGCTGACCATGAAGGTTTCCTCCGTTCCAAGTAAATCGAACGGAGGAAATTTTTATGTCAAACGATGCAAAGAAGTACTTTATCCCGGTCAACGGGAGCCCCATCGAGGTCAGCGAGGAAGTGTATAGAGCCTATTATCAGCCCATCTGGAACACCCGCTACCATGCACAGAAGAATGGCGAATGCCGCTGCACCAAGGCCCAGCTTTGGAAGTGTGATGGTGTTTGCCCCGGCTGCCCGTTTCATGCCGCCGGTAAGAAAGTCTCCATCGATACGCCTATCGGCGGCGAGGATGACGAGCTTACCCTTTGCGATACGCTGTCCGACGACGCACCATCTGCGGAGTCTATCCTTATGGATAAGGAATTGCTCGACGCCTTGTACGACGAGCTGAACCGCCTTGACCCTGGCGGAAGGCGCATCTGTGAGCTCATCATGGCAGGCAAGACAGAGCGGGAAATCGCTGCCGACATGGGCAAGAGCCAGTCGACCATCAACTATCAGAAAAACAAGGTACTCTCCATCCTGCGAGAAGCCCTGAAGGACTTCATCTAATACCCACAAGTGGCCACCGTGGAAGCACTTCTGCGGCGGCCAATTTTTTTTCGATTCTTTCGTTCAAAACACAGGTTTCCCTCCAGTGGGTACTGAGGACAGCAAAACACAAGCCCTCAGAAAGGAGGAACCGCCAATGAGTGAGTCCAGATCCACCAAGGCCATGACTGATGAAGAGCTTATCGGTGTGCTTACGGCAATCAGTGTAGTGTCAAAGCGTCTGGCAAGGAAGCTGATCCAGCTCGACCAGACAAGTCAATCTCAGGAAGGAGGGAAAAACGATGAGCAAAATGAGCGAAATGGAATCGACCATCCGCGAATTACGGGATATTGCATCTTCTATTAACAGTATCGCTAACTGGCTGACTGAGGCCTTCGGCGGTTCCAGCGACATCCCGGAAGAAGCTTCAGTCCAGGAAAAGGTTCTCTCACTTGAAGATGTCAGAGCGATTCTGGCTGAAAAGTCCCGTGATGGCTTCACTGCTCAGATCCGTGCCGTTCTGCTGAAGTACGGTGCCAAAAAGCTCTCCGAGGTTGACCCAGTCAACTACAAAGCGCTGGTAGCTGAAGCGGAGGTACTTGGCAATGGCTAATCACGCACTTCTATCCGCATCAAGTTCACACAGGTGGCTTAACTGCCCACCTTCGGCAAGGCTCTGCGAGGGCTATGACGACAAAGGCAGCGATTTTGCAGCCGAGGGCACCGATGCTCATGCTCTCTGCGAGTTCAAGCTCCGGACAGCACTCGGCATAGAAGCTAAAGACCCGACCGAAGACCTGTCTTGGTACAACTCTGAAATGGAGGAATGTGCCAACGGCTATGTAGCCTTCGTGATGGAACTGGTCGAGGAAGCCAAGAAAGCCTGCCCCGACCCCGTGATCCTGATTGAACAGCGGCTCAACTATTCCAGGTACGTCAAGGAGGGCTTCGGCACCGGCGACTGCGTCATCATCGCAGACGGTACGTTGCACATCGTGGACTACAAACACGGCAGAGGTGTGCTTGTCGAGGCGGACGACAACCCGCAGATGAAGCTGTATGCGCTCGGTGCGCTGGAGCTGTTCGACTGCATCTACGACATTGACGCCGTCAGCATGACCATCTACCAGCCTCGCCGCTCCAACGTTAGCACCTTCACTATTCCAAAGGCTGATCTCTATGCATGGGCCGATCAGGTTCTGGCCCCGACCGCTAAGCTTGCCTTCAATGGAGACGGTGAATACCACTGTGGCGAATGGTGCCAATTCTGCAAGGCCAAGGCAGATTGTCGAGAAAGGGCCAATGCCAACATGGAGCTTGCCAGGTTCGAATTCAGGCAGCCGCCGCTGCTCACGGATGAAGAAGTCGAAGAAATCCTCGGGCGCATTGATGAGTTGATCGCCTGGGTTTCCGACATCAAGGACTATGCGCTTCAAGCGGCTATCAGCGGTAAACAGTGGTCCGGCTACAAACTGGTCGAAGGTCGCTCCAACCGCAAATACACAGACGAGAACGCTGTCATCGCAGCCGTGACTGCTGCTGGGTATGACCCCTACGAGCACAAGATTCTCGGCATCACTGCCATGACCTCACTTCTCGGAAAGAAACAATTCAACGACATCCTTGGTGGCTTAATCACCAAGCCTCAAGGCAAACCCACGCTGGTGCCGGACAGCGATAAAAGACCGGCAATGACAACCATTATCGATGATTTTAAGGAGGACAACTAATATGTCAAATTCTACCAAGCTCGCAAACCCCATGAAGGTTATCACCGGCAAGGACACCCGTTGGTCCTACGCCAATGTCTGGGAAGCCAAGTCCATCAACGGTGGCACCCCGAAGTTCAGCGTCAGCCTCATCATTCCGAAGACTGACACCGTGACCGTCCAGAAAATCAAGGCCGCGATTCAGGCAGCCTACGAGGAAGGTCAGGCAAAGCTCAAGGGCAACGGTCGTACTGTACCGCCTCTGACCGCTATCAAGACACCTCTTCGTGACGGCGACACCGAGCGCCCGGATGACCCTGCTTATGCTGGCTGCTACTTCGTCAATGCGAACTCCGCTACGGCTCCTGGCATCGTGGACGCTGATTGCAATCCGATTCTTACCCGCTCCGAGGTTTACTCCGGTGTGTACGGTCGTGCCAGCATCAACTTCTACGCCTTCAACTCCAATGGCAACAAAGGCATCGCCTGTGGGCTGAACAACCTGCAGAAGATCCGTGACGGCGAACCCCTCGGCGGTAAGTCCAGCGCAGCGTCTGACTTCTCCACCGATGACGACGAGGATTTCCTCGGTTAAGACAAAGGAGGTAAACCCCATGACAACCATTCAGACGATTCTTCTCTTCGCTCTTCTTGTAATCTGGCTGTGCTTCAGCGTGGTCTTTCTGATCACCGCTGTGCAGTCCTTCATTTACGACCGCAAGCGCGAAAAGCGTGAACTGGCTCAAGCTGAACGTGACAAGGAATACCATGATAAGCGCATGGAGGACTTGCTGAGCAAGTAAACATCAAGCCCCCGGGCGGTAGAGCAATCTGCCGCCCTATTGGGGCATGTGAAAGGACCGGCGAATATGAAAACCCTCAGTATTGATATTGAAACTTACAGCAGTGTGGACCTTGCTAAGTGTGGTGTCTACAAATACACCGAGGCGACAGATTTCGACATTCTTCTCTTCGGTTATTCCACAGACGGCGGTCCCGTACAGGTGGTCGATCTTGCCTGTGGTGAAACAATTCCTCAAGAGGTCATTGCTGCACTGACAAACGATAATGTGACGAAGTGGGCCTTCAACGCTCAGTTCGAGAGAATATGCCTTTCCCGCTGGCTCCGTGACCACGGCGGTTTTGATAACGCCTGCTACAGCATCCCGGAAGACACCGTAGGCAACTACCTCGATCCGGCATCATGGAAATGCACCATGATCTGGTCCGCATACATGGGCTTGCCGCTTTCGTTGGAAGGTGTCGGTGCTGTGCTGGGTCTCGGAAAGCAAAAGCTGACCGAAGGCAAAGAGCTCATCAAATATTTCTGCCAGCCCTGTGCGCCGACAAAGGCCAACAGCGGTCGGACTCGTAATCTGCCAGAAAACGCTCCGGATAAGTGGGCTTCATTCAAACGGTACAATGCCCGTGATGTCGAGGTCGAAATGTCCATTCAGGAAAAACTCGCCAAGTTCCCTGTGCCGGATGTGGTCTGGGAGCAGTACCACCTCGACCAGGAGATCAACGATAGAGGTGTTGCTCTCGACATGGACCTGGTTCGTCAGGCCATCGATATGGATACCCGCTCCCGTGCAGAGCTCACTGCTGCCATGAAAAAGCTGACCGCTTTGGACAACCCCAATTCCGTACAGCAGATGAAGCAGTGGCTTTCGGATAACGGGCTGAACGTGGACTCCCTCGGTAAGAAGGAAGTTGCCGAAATGCTCAAGACCGCTCCAGCAGAGCTTCAACAAGTACTCCTTCTCCGGCAGCAGCTGGCCAAGTCATCTGTTAAGAAGTATCAGGCGATGGAAAAGGCAGTGTGTGCCGACGGACGTGCCCGTGGAATGTTTCAGTTCTACGGTGCCAACAGAACCGGTCGCTGGGCCGGACGCATTATTCAAATGCAGAATCTGCCCCAGAATCATCTTCCGGATTTGGCAGAGGCCCGTGCTCTTGTCCGCTGTGGCGACTTTGACGGCGTGGAGCTTCTCTATGAAGATGTCCCAGATACTCTTTCCCAGCTGATCCGCACGGCATTTGTGCCGAGGCCAGGGTATAAGTTCATCGTTTCTGACTTCTCTGCTATTGAGGCCAGAGTACTGGCATGGTTTGCCGGTGAGACATGGCGTCAGGAGGTCTTTGAGAAAGGCGGCGACATCTACTGTGCCTCCGCATCGCAGATGTTCAAAGTCCCTGTTGAGAAACATGGCGTGAATGGTCATTTGCGGCAAAAAGGCAAAATCGCTGAACTTGCCCTCGGCTATGGTGGCTCGGTTGGAGCCCTCAAAGCAATGGGAGCCTTGGAGATGGGGTTGTCGGAAGGCGAGCTTCAGCCTCTGGTCACGGCTTGGCGCAATTCGAACCAGAACATCGTGAAGTTTTGGTGGGACATCGACCGTGCTGCTATGAATGCTGTGAAGTACCACATGGACAGCGAAATCTGTGGTATTAAGTTCTCCTACAAGAGCGGGATGTTATTCATTACACTCCCATCCGGCAGACGGCTCTCCTATGTAAAGCCCAAGCTCGGCACAAACCAGTTCGGTGGCGAGTGCATCACCTACGAAGGCATCGGAGGCACTAAGAAATGGGAGCGACTGGATACCTACGGACCGAAGCTCGTGGAGAACATCGTCCAAGCCACCTCCCGCGACATTCTCTGCTATGCCATGCGGACTCTATCGCACTGCTTTATCACCATGCATATCCACGACGAGCTGGTCATTGAAGCAAGCCTCGGTGTGAACCTGAAATCTATCTGTGAGCAGATGGGACGGACCCCTACGTGGGCAAACGGGCTCAAACTCCGTGCTGATGGCTATGAGACCATGTTTTATAAAAAAGACTGATTCTGATTCGTTCAAATACAGCTAAACCCTCCAGTGGGTAGTGAGAATTTTTGATTGGAGGTGCCTATCATGGCCGAATACAAAAACGCAGAAGGCTATGCCGATCCCACGGCATTCGGAGCCTTATGTGCTATTGAAAAAGAAGAAAAAGCTCTCCGGGCATTCAGGTCTATCGTGTACATTTGTAGCCCGTATGCCGGAGATGTCGAGAACAACACCGCTGCCGCCAGACGCTACTGCCGTTTTGCGGTGGAGGTCGGATACATTCCCATCGCACCGCACCTGCTTTTTCCGCAATTCCTTAACGACAGCAATCCAAAGGAACGTGAGCTGGGGCTGTTCTTCGGGAACGCCATCCTGAGCAAATGTGCCGAAATATGGGTCTTCGGTGACCGGATCTCCGAGGGCATGGAGGCCGAGATTAAGAGAGCAACCTGGAAGGGATACCGAATCCGCTACTTCAGCGAAACCTGCGAGGAGGTAACACAATGAAATTCACTCTTTTCTATGCCGACTGTCTGGAGATCCCCGGAAACTGTACCTACTCACACAAGGTCGAGATCACCGGTAAGGACGCTCTGCTTCAGGCGGTAACACACGATTATGTCTGTGCAGAGTATCAGGGCAATTACCGTAGCAACGAGAACTTTATCGGCTCTGATTGCTTGCCGGTTGACTGCGACAATGACCACAGCGACGATCCGGAAGAGTGGGTCTATCCTTCCGATGTTGCTAACGCATTCCCTGGTGTGGCCTTTGCGGTTCACTATAGCCGCAACCATATGAAGAAAAAAGGCGGCAAAGCTCCAAGGCCAAAATTCCATGTCTTCTTTGCCATCGACCGAATCACCGATCCCGGCCAGTACAGCGAGATGAAAAAGCTGGCCAACCATATCTTTCCGTACTTCGACACCAAGGCACTCGACGCCGCTCGTTTTTTCTTCGGCACAAAGAAGCCGGAGGTTGAGATCTTCGACGGGCCGATGACGCTGACCACATTCCTTGCTGACGATGATTTTGACGCCAATATGGACTCCGGCAGCTACGGCGACATCATCATTCCAGAAGGCAGCCGCAACGCCACAATGTCCCATTATGCCGGACGCATCCTGAAGCGCTTCGGCAATACAGATGAGGCGCATAAGCATTTTGCGGAAGTGGCTGCTTGCTGCCAGCCGCCGTTGGAGCAGTCAGAACTCGACAGTATCTGGCGCAGCGCACAGCGATTCTATGAAAAAATCTCCGCGCAGGAGGGTTACATCCCTCCGGAGCAGTACAATCAGAACCTGCAGCTCAAGCCCACCGACTACTCCGATGTCGGGCAAGCCACGATGCTGGCACGAGAATATGAAGGCAAGCTCCGTTATTCGCCCTCGACGGACTTCCTTGTTTACAACGGTCGATTCTGGGAGGAATCCAAGCCCAAGGCACAGGCTGTGGCGCAGGAACTCACGACCCGCCAGCTTGAAGAGGCGGAAACCGAGATTAAGAAGGCCGTTGACGAGATGATGAAAAATGGCGCATGGGAACTGCTGGCCTCAATGGGTCCCAAGAAGGCGGCGATGGCTTTCAGTTCGGAACAGGCTCGTTCCTTCCAGAAATATGAGAATGCCACGACCTACCGCAATTTTGCTATCAAGCGCAGGGACTCAAAATACATCTCTGCTGCCTTAAAGGAAACGCGCCCGATGGTCGAGATTGATCAGCGGCAGCTGGATGCGGATGAATTTCTGCTCAATACTCCGTCAGCAACCTATGACCTTCGCATCGGTATAGCCTCAGCTCACGAACACACACCTGCGGATTACATCACGAAGCAGACAAGCGTGGACCCGGCTGACAAAGGCACTGAAATCTGGCAGGATGCGCTGATAACCTTCTTCTGTGGTGACAACGAGCTCATCAGTTATGTTCAGGAGGTTGCCGGTCTATCCGCTATCGGGAAGGTTTGCGTTGAGGCCTTAATCATCGCTTACGGTGAAGGCCGCAACGGTAAGTCCACCTTTTGGAATACGCTGGCCCGTGTGCTGGGTACCTATAGTGGCAATCTGTCCGCCGACACGCTGACTGTCGGCTGCAAGCGTAATGTCAAACCAGAGCTGGCTGAGGCAAAGGGCAAGCGACTCATCATTGCAGCCGAGCTGGAGGAAGGTATGCGCCTTTCCACCGCCAACGTCAAGCAGCTTAGTTCTACAGACGAGATTTATGCAGAGAAAAAGTACAAGGACCCGTTCAGCTTCGTGCCGAGCCACACTCTCGTACTTTACACGAACCACCTGCCGAAGGTCGGTGCGCTCGATGCCGGAACGTGGCGCAGGCTGATCGTGATCCCATTCAATGCGAGGATCGAAGGCTCGTCGGATATCAAGAACTATGCTGATTATCTCTATGCGAAAGCCGGTGGCGCAATTCTCAAATGGATCATGGCTGGTGCCAAGCGTGTGATCGAGCGGGACTATCACATTGTCAAACCAGCGGTGGTCGAAGAAGCTACCAGAAAATACAGAGAGAACAACGACTGGCTTTCTCAGTTCTTTGACGAATGTTGCGTGATAGATCCAGACGGAAAAACCAAATCCGGCGAGTTCTACACCGCATACCGCAGTTATTGTATGCAGGTGGGCGACTACATTCGCAGTACGACCGATTTTTACGCAGCCTTGGAAGCGGCTGGTTTCGTGCGGCGCAAAACCAGTGCCGGAATCATGATTTCTGGCTTGCAGCTCAAGTCTGATTTCATGGAGTAACAGCAAAAGTGCAGGTCGTGAAGGTCTTTTCTGGAACTTTTCTTATAGCCCTAAAAAATAGCCTATAAGAAAAGTTAGCGATATGAGGTTCACGACCTGCACTCCACCCACTCTAATCCCTGATGGAGGAACACTATGCGAGAGAAAATCGTTGAACAACACTTAGTCAAGGCTGTGAAAAGCAGTGGCGGCATTGCACCAAAACTGGTGAGCCCCGGATTTAACGGGATGCCGGATCGACTGGTACTGCTGCCCGGAGGCAAGATAGGATTTGTGGAGGTCAAGGCACCCGGCAAGGAACCGAGGCCTTTGCAGGTAGCCAGACATGGATTGCTGCGGCGGCTGGGCTTCAAGGTATATATCCTTGATGACCTTGAGCAGATTGGAGGGATACTTGATGAAATACGAACCGCATGAGTACCAGAGGTACGCCATTAACTATATCGAAGAGCATCCCTTCGCTGCCGTGCTGCTGGACATGGGCCTGGGCAAGACGAGCATCACCCTGGCCGCTATTGCAGACCTGCTGTTTGACAGTTTCGAGGTGCATAAGGTTCTGGTCATCGCTCCGCTACGTGTGGCGCGTGATACTTGGAGCGCAGAACTTCAAAAATGGGATCAGTTCCATCAACTGACCTATTCGGTAGCGGTAGGAAGCGAGGCGGAACGAAAAGCAGCTCTGACGAGGAAGGCGGACATCTACATTATTAACCGTGAGAACGTCCAGTGGCTTATCGAGAAAAGCAAGCTCCCGTTTGATTTCGACATGGTCGTGGTAGACGAGCTTTCTTCCTTCAAAAATCACCAGTCAAAACGGTTCAAGGCTCTGATGCAGGTGCGGCCCAGAATCAAGCGAGTCGTTGGGCTCACCGGCACTCCGGCCAGCAACGGACTCATGGATCTATGGGCTGAGTTCAAGGTCATCGATATGGGTAAACGCCTCGGCCTATTTATCACCTATTATCGACAGGAGTATTTTGTGCCAGACGCGACGAACGGTCAAATCGTCTACAGCTATCGTCCGAAGCTCGGTGCTGAGCAAGCCATCTATCGACAGATCTCGGATATCACCATTTCGATGAAATCCACAGACCACCTAAAAATGCCGAAACTCATATCCAGCGAATACAAGGTCTATCTCAGCCCAGACGAGCAGGATGCCTACGACGAGATGAAAAAGCAGTTCATTCTGGACCTGCCCGAAGGCGAAATATCTGCCGCCAATGCTGCAGTCCTCTCCGGCAAGCTCTCTCAGATGGCCAACGGTGCCATTTATGACGATGCCGGAAATGCGGTCTCGATTCACGAGCAGAAGCTGGACGCTCTGGAGGACATTATCGAATCAGCCAATGGCAAGCCCCTTCTGGTGGCCTATTGGTATCAACACGATCTGGAGCGAATCATGGAGCGCCTGCACGAGCGGCATATTCCGTTTTCCAAGCTCGACAAGGCTGACAGTATCCGCAGATGGAACAACGGCGAAATCTCGGTAGCTCTGATTCATCCGGCTTCTGCCGGACATGGACTGAATCTCCAGGCCGGTGGCAACACAATCGTCTGGTTCGGCCTCACATGGTCCTTGGAGCTCTATTCCCAGACAATAGCAAGGCTCTGGCGGCAAGGGCAGACAGAGGAAACCGTGATTGTCCAACACATCGTAACGGACGGCACCATTGACGAGCAAATACTCCGGGCTCTGAAGGCCAAGGATAAAACGCAGTCGGCACTTATCGCTGCGGTTAAGGCAAATCTGAAAATTTAAAGACAAAACACGACAATCTTCGCCAATCCGAGTGATTCCAAATTCGGAGGTGCGACTTTGAACCTATACGAAGAACTGGCAAATGCCATCATTCTACAAGCGGTCAAGGATTACCGGCTAAGCGACGACGAGCGGGAACTGAAGGAAATTGAGCGTTTTTTCCGCTCCGGCTGGTTCGGTGTCCTGTCAAAAGTCGATCCGGAATTTCTGATCCAATCATTACAGAAGGAGAAGCAAAATGACCGCTAAAGAATATCTGACACAAGCTCGGACTCTGGATATGCGGATTAAATCCAAGCTCCAGCAGATCGAGTCTTTAAACGAACTGGCAACATCCTGTACCGCTGTTTATAGCGACATGCCCAGAAACCCGAATCGCGGCAGCTCCAAAGTTGAACGGGCTGTTTTGAAGATTATCGAGGTTGAGGAAAGTCTGAAACATGACGTTGAAGATCTGGTGGAACTGAAGAAAGAAATCATGGCCACGATACAGGCCGTTTCGGATGTCGAGCTGCAAACCCTGCTGGAGAAGCGATACCTGTGCTTCCTCTCGTGGGAGAAAATCGCGGTGGAGATGCATTACAGTATCCAGCACATTTATCGGATGCACGATACAGCCCTTTCCTGCGTTGCCACCATCATGAGAGTAAATGAGAGAGATTGAGAGTCGCCTCTTATGATAGTATTATGATGGACAAAGTAAAATCCACGAAGGCCTTGTGGGAGCGCCCTCTCCTGCAGGGCTTTTCTTATGCCCCAAGGAGGTGAGACGATGCCAAGAAAACCAAAGCGGCCCTGTTCCTACCCCGGCTGTCCTAATCTCACTGACGGTCAGTACTGCAAGGAGCATGAAGCCATTGCCCGCAGGCAGTACAACAAATACGAACGCAGTGCGGACGTAAACAAGAAATACGGAAGAGCCTGGAAGAGAATCCGTGACCACTACGCTGCGGTGCATCCTCTCTGTGAGATGTGTCTTAAGGAAGGACGGCTGACGCCTGTGGAGGAGGTCCACCACATCGTTCCCATTTCTCAGGGTGGCACTCATGCCAGGGACAACCTGATGAGCCTTTGCCGCTCCTGCCATACCAAGATCCACCACGACCTTGGCGACCGGTAGGGCGGTCAAAATCTCTGCGGGTCCTGTATGCGGGCAGCGGCCCGGGGCTTCGTGCGCGAAAAAGGCGAAATCAAAAGGGTAATTGACGGCGGCCGATAGCAGTCGCTCTATTTTTGCGGAAAAGAGGTGAGAAAATGCCGACAAAATCCAATAACACAGGCGGGCGCGGCGGTGCGAGACCCGGTGCGGGAAGAAAAAAATCTGCCGTCAAGGAAAAAGCCGAGAACGGCAATCCGGGCGGACGCAGACTGGAAGTTCTGGACATTCCCGAAGTCGAGGGTGTCGATATGCCAAAGCCCCATGATTTCCTCTCTGCCGAGCAGCGTGACGGAAGTACGCTCCAGGCGGAGGAAATCTACAAAGAAACCTGGGAGTGGCTGAAGAAGATCGGCTGTGCCGCAAAGGTGTCCCCACAGCTTTTGGAGCGGTACGCCATGTGCAGCGCCCGCTGGATTCAGTGCGAGGAAATGACAAACCGAATGGGCTTCCTCTCCAAGCACCCCACTACCCAGAAGCCGATCCCATCGCCGTTTATCAACATCGGCATCAACTACATGAACCAGGCGGTGCGGCTATGGAACGAGATCTTTCAGATCGTCAAGGAAAACTGCAGCACCGATTACGGGGAGGTTTCTCCCCAGGATGATTTGATGGAGCGCTTACTGCGGGCGCGGAAAGGATAAAGCTATGTTTGAAAAAGTAAATCCGTGCCACCCGGACAAGGTGGCTGACCGCATCGCCGGTGCTCTGGTGGATGCGGCGTACAGAAAAGAAGAAAATCCAAGGATCGCCGTGGAGGTTCTCATCGGTCACGGCGTCTGCCATATCATTGCGGAAACATCGGTAAGTATTCCACAGGATGAAGTAAAATCAATTGTCCACCGCATCGCAGGAAATCTGCACACCGACTATGTGGAAGTTCCGCAGGACGGACACCTCGCCAATAACCAGGCGGACGGAATCCGCTGTGGCGACAACGGCATCTTCAAGGGAATGCCTGTGACCGAGGAGCAGAAAGCACTCTGCGAGATCGCCAAAAGTGTGTATCACACTTATCCACATGACGGGAAGTACATTCTGGACGGCGCAAGGCTCATCCTCTGCCAGAGCAACGCCAGGAGCCACCACCTCAAGGAAGTGTATCCTCACGCCGAGATCAATCCCCTCGGTGACTGGACAGGCGGCACGGACGTGGACACAGGTGCAACCAACCGCAAGCTGGGCAGCGATATGGCAGATTCCGTCACAGGCGGCGGTCTGCACGGGAAAGACCTCTCCAAGGCGGATGTGTTGGTCAACATTTACGCCTGGCTGAAGGCACAGGAAACGGGAAAGCCGGTGGAGCTTGCCTGCGCCATCGGGGACGATACCGTGGACAGCATTCCCTATGCGGAGATCGTGGAGATTGCTCGGAAATACATCCAGTCTCTTGGCGGCTTTGAGAAATTTGCGGAATGGGGGCTGGTGCGATGAAAACAACAACGGAAATGCAGCTGGTACCTATCGCCAAGTTGGTACCCTATGTGAACAACGCAAGGACACACAGCCCAGAGCAGATCACCAAGCTCCGCTCCTCCCTCCGGGAGTTCGGCTTTATCAACCCCGTCATCATTGACCGTGACTATGGCGTGATTGCCGGACACGGACGTATTCTTGCTGCCAAAGAAGAAGGCATCAAGGAAGTACCGTGCGTCTTTGCCGACCACCTCACCGAGGCGCAGAAGAAAGCATACATCATTGCCGACAACCGCATGGCGATGGACGCCGGATGGGATGAGGAGCTTCTGCGAGTAGAGATCGAGTCTTTGCAGGGCATGGACTTTGACCCTCTGCTCACCGGCTTTGATGAAAAGGAACTGGCGGCTCTGTTCGATGACGGCATGGAAGCCAAAGAGGATGACTTCGATGTGGATGCGGAGCTACAAAAGCCTACCTTCACCAAAAGCGGCGATGTATGGACGCTTGGCAGACACCGTCTGGTATGCGGGGACTCCACCAAACCGGAGGTCTATGAAATCCTCATGGACGGGACTAAGGCAAACCTGGTGATCACCGACCCACCGTACAACGTCAACTATGAAGGCTCGGCGGGAAAAATCAAGAACGACAATATGGCAGGCGAGAAATTCTATGAGTTTTTGCTTGCCGCATTCAAAAATATGGAGTCGGTCATGGCGGCGGACGCATCTTTATGTGTTCCACGCCGACACCGAGGGCTTAAACTTCCGCAGGGCGTTTGCCGATGCGGGATTTTATTTATCCGGCTGCTGTATCTGGAAGAAGCAGTCCCTTGTCCTCGGCCGCTCTCCCTACCAGTGGCAACATGAGCCTGTGCTGTACGGCTGGAAGAAAAACGGCAGGCACCAGTGGTACACGGGCAGGAAGGAAACCACCATCTGGGAGTTCGACAAGCCCAAGAAGAACGGCGAGCATCCCACCATGAAGCCGATCCCACTGCTGGCTTATCCCATCGGCAACTCCAGTATGGCAAACTCGGTAGTACTGGACCCCTTCGGCGGCTCCGGTTCTACCCTCATTGCCTGTGAGCAGACCGACCGCATCTGCCGCACCATCGAACTGGATGAGAAGTTCTGTGATGTCATCGTAAACCGCTACATCGAGCAGGCCGGCTCTGCGGATAGCGTGAGCGTCCTCCGGGATGGCAGGACATACAGCTATGAGGAGGTCACGGATGGAACAGAATAAGCTGACGTTTTCCGGCATCGTGTACTATGCACAGTTATCCGGCGAATGATCCGGCAGCTATTCTACAGCAAAATGTGCGGAAATCGCTTGCTATTACAGGGGTTCAGAGCGAATATGTGACTACCAAAAACAAAGGAGGTTTTCGCACATGGAAATCAGATACAATGTGACAGGCGCAAAGCGCAAGGAACTGGTCAAGGTCATTTCGGATGCCACAGGTGCCAGGGCGGAATACAAATTCATGCCCACCTGCAATTATGAGATCGACTACTTCACGGTCACCAAGGACGGGACGCTCCTGTTTGACGACCGCGCCGACAGCGAGGAGATCGAGCAGGTACTTGAAGCCATCGCCGCCGCAGGCTTTGAATGCAAGGCGCAGGACGGCGAGGAACGGCTCTCCGAGGAATTATCCGAAGAAAGCGAAACCGAGCCACAGGAGGCAAACGTGGGGCTGACGGTGGAGATCCCGCTGGACAAGGTGGCGGTTGGCAACCTCACCAAGCTGCTGGATGCCAAGGGCAGCCTTATCAAAAAGGCGCTCGGTGTGGACGCTCTGCCAATCGAGATCCAGGAAGACCGGGTGGCATTCCCCTGGTTTAGAGAGATGCCTGACGCCGATGCGGTCAAAGCCTACACCCATTTCATTTCCGCGCTCTGCGAGATGAGCAAAAACGCCAAGCGCGTGACGGTCACGGAGAAAGCGGTGGATAATGAGAAGTACGCCTTCCGCTGCTTTCTCCTGCGCTTGGGCTTCATCGGCAGCGAATACATAGTCGAACGCAAGATCCTGCTGAAGAACCTCTCCGGTTCCTCAGCATTCAAGAATGGAGGTGCTGACCATGCGGTTTCCGAGTAAGGAAATTGTAGAGCGCATCCGCAGAGAGTATCCTGCAGGCACCCGTGTAGAACTGGTGCGGATGGACGATCCCCAGGCACCACCAATCGGCACACAGGGCACTGTGATGGGCGTGGATGATATCGGCTCCATCATGGTCGCCTGGGACAACGGCAGCGGCCTTTCCGCGGTGCTTGGAGAGGATCTGTGCCGAAAGGTCAAGAACACATCTGATGGTGGTAAACAGGTGTAAACTACACAATATCTTGCGGTCATCTTTGTGTAGTATATTATCGGAAATGGCCTTGCTATTATCCTCTTTTAGAGCGAATATGTGTACACCGAAAGGGAAAACACACCAAACGAAAACGGAGGATTCACCATGAACGAGAAAACAGCAAGGCAGATCGCAGAGATGAAAAACCAGACCATCGGGGTCGAGGTTGAGATGAACAACATCACCCGCCAGAAGGCAGCCAAGGTTGCCGCCGACTTCTTCGGTACAGGCAGATTTGAGAATACCGCAGGCCGCAACGGATACAGCACCTGGTCGGCTTGGGACGCACAGGGCAGAGAGTGGAAATTCCAGAAGGACGTTTCCATCGCAGGGCCGGACGAGCAGAAATGCGAACTGGTCACTCCGATTCTGACCTATCAGGACATCGAAACCCTGCAGGAGCTTTGCAGACAGCTCAGACACGCAGGCGCAAAAAGCGATGCCAGCCGGGGATGCGGAGTCCACATCCACATCGGAGCGAACGGTCATACGCCGCAGACGCTCCGCAACCTCGCCAACATCATGGCAAGCCATGAGAGCCTGATTGCCGAGGCTTTGAAGCTCGACCGCTACCGCGTGGACAGGTACTGCCGCACGGTGGACCCGAATTTCCTGCAGGCGGTCAACCGCAAAAAGCCAAAGACCATGAGCCAGCTTGCGGACATCTGGTACACCTCGCAGGGAGCAAGCTACGGCAGGACGCAGCACTATAACGACAGCCGCTACCATATGCTCAACTACCATGCGACCTTTACGAAGGGCACCATCGAGTTCCGGCTCTTCCAGTTCGATGAGCCGACAGCGGAACGCAGGGGTGGCATTCACGCAGGACAGCTGAAAAGCTACATCCAACTTTGTCTCGCACTCAGCCAGATGGCGAAGGACGTGCGGACGGCAAGCCCCAAGCCTCAGCAGAACGAGAACCCAAAATACGCCATGAGAACCTGGCTCCTCCGCCTGGGCTTCATCGGCGAGGAGTTCGCAACGGCCAGAGATTTCCTGACCCGCAACCTTTCAGGAGATACAGCCTTCCGGCACGGCAGAGCAGCCGCTTGAAGGACACGCAGGAGTTAGCCTCCTGCCACCTTACCTCCGACCGCTTCGGCGGTCTTAAGGTGGTAGAAGGGTAACCCCTTCGGAAAGGATGGATACCATGAAAGAGAAAAGATACTACATCGCCTACGGCAGCAACCTCAATGTCCCGCAGATGCGGATGCGCTGCCCTCACGCTACGATCCTCGGCACGGCAAATCTCAAAGGTTGGGAACTGCTGTTCAAAGGAAGCAAGACCGGCTCTTACCTCACGATTGAGGAATGTACTGG